TGGATAACTTTTTCATTAAGTCAAGAGACTTATTTCCTGACTGACCAATATTTCTTTCAACTGACATTCTTTTTTCCTCATCAAGATTTTCTTCAAAATTATCTCTATCTTCAGGATTTAAAAATAAATATGCCCCAGGTGTTGATGGTGAGGATACAAGGTCAAAACAGATTAATTCAAAATCATCTTGTACCTCATTTTGGTCACCAACTTTTTTTAATGAACCAACACCACGAGAAGAAATACCTAAAGTAACACCTTGTCTTAAATAATTTGCAGCCATATCTCCTTTAGTAGAAACAATCCCTCTTTCATGAAAACCTGGACTTGTTAATAATTTTAACTTACCCATTAATATAGGACCGTCCCACCATATTTCCGTAATAATATGTGAAACTCTATCTAAATCTATTAATGAAGATTCGGGGTGATTTAATTCAGAAAGAGAAGTTCCTTTTTCAATCATTTTTTTATAATTATCCGCCTCTCTCTTTAATATTCTTTCAGGATATATTCTACCGTTTCTATTTGGGGTATTATATTTTTGTAGAACCGCATAAAACTCAAATGGTTTAGTATGGTCCATAAAATTTTTAGATTCTTTAATTATGTCAGAATTATGCTTGTCTTTAGGATTTATAAACCCCGCATCATATTCGATAAGAATCCCTTTACCAACTTGGCCTGGTTGTATTATTTGTAAACTCATTGTCAATTTTTTATTATAAATATTAAAGTGATTGAGTTTATACCTTTACTTTATCTCTTTTACTTAAATAAAAGGTAAAATACTTGTTTTCTAAAAATCCGTTTTGAAACACATCTTTAGCCATTTTTTTTAATGTATCTCGTAAAGTGTTTGATTTAAAATCCATACCCTCATCTTTTAAGTACAAATTTATCTCAAGGTTTAGAAATGATTTTTTACCTAATGTTAGTCCGCTAGACCTTAAATCTAAGTCTACTATAAATTTATCATCGAAAATTGTTTTATCCAAGGACTCTAAAACAACATGTTTTATTGTTCTACTTAAATTTTGAACTACCCTGTTCCAATTTTCAGAATCTTTAATTGGTTCTACCCATGTTTGAATGTTTAAATACAACGACCTAAAATTAAACGAATCAACTGTACCATAAATTACTTTGGCCGTTTTGAATCCTGCGATTTTCGAGGTTTTCCCCTTTTTCATTAAATTCCATATTTTTTTAAGTTTATTTTTTAAAAAAATAGGTATATTTGTATCAATAGTCAAAAAAAGGTAAAAACCGAGATATATGTAATATATGATAATAGTTAAAGTAGATAATAAGAACTCAATCGAGAAAGCGTTAAAGCAGTACAAAAGTAAAATCATTAAGACAAGACAAATGTCGGAATTAAATGATAGAAAAACTTTTGTTAAAAAATCAGTTAAAAGAAGAAAACAACTTCAGAAAGCGAAATACGTACAGAAAACATTTAAATCTAATTTAGATTAAAGATTTTCTTTTAATTTTTTTAACTTAAATAAAGTAAATTTATCGCATTTTTCTGATGAGACTTTTTGGATTGTTTCATTTATTCGAGATAATGTCTCAGAATCAGAACCCTCTTTAAGATTTGTTAATTTAGTAACGACTTCTTGTTTAACATTATTAAAATCATCTACCAATGACGAATCGTTAGTATTTAAAAAATCAATCAATTCTTTTTTTTCAGACTCATTTAAACTTTCAACGTAATTCGAGATTGTTTTGTTAGCAATTCCAACCATAGTACTTAGAGGTAACGAAACGTATTCTTTTTGGATTGGTCTTGGTTTTGTTATAGATTCTTTAATTAATTTTTTACTTTTAATTTTAGACTCAATAGTTAATACATCATTAGAAAATAAATTATCAATATTAGAATACTCATTTTCAGTTTTGATTGTACCAACCCAATTTTTTAATTTTAAAATATCTTTTTCTTTAATTTTATTAATTGTATTTTCATATATTGTAATACATTCATTAATATAATCATTAGCGATTAAATCATTTAAACCTCGTTTAGAGTTTAACTCATCGTAAAGATAAAATAATTTACTTATGTTTTTATTTTCTAAAACATTAATTTTAAATCTTTTTAATTCTTCTTTAAATGTATTATTTGCATAAGACTCAACTAATACCTTTTCTATTTTTGATTTTAATAATCCAAACTTAACCATTTTCTATTTTTTATTATAAATATCAATCCCCTAAAAGTTTATTCAATCTTTCTTCCATTTCACCTAAAGAATTTTTTGCTTTAGATAAATCTATGTAAGAATCCTCATCAGTTAATGAGTCAGATTCTAATAATATTTTTAAGTTATCTCTACCAAATGATTCAGGAGTAACTCCCGCGTCACCACCTGGTTCAGGACCTGGAGGTGGAGGAGGACCTCCCATATCACCACCACCTGGAGGTGGAGGAGGTGCTCCGCCCGCAGTATCACCTGATTTAGCACCACCGTAAAGTTTGTCCACATTATCAAATAAACCTGTACGTGTTATTATTGTTGCAGTATTTGTTAGTTCCGCACCAACCGCCTTTTCAATTCTTTGTTGTTGTAAATCAAGTTTAATTTCTTCATCAGAAAATCCTAAAATATGTTTTTTAGCCCACGATATTGAAACAGGTGCGACCCCTTCAATAGCGGTTACCGCATCTTTGTATAGTAATATTTTTTCTTTCCAAACATCAACTTTTAATAAATCCGCTTGTGTTGACGGGTTAGTTAAACCTAAAGTAAAATTACTTAACTCATCCTCAAAACCTAATAGAAATAAATGAATAATTGCAATTTTATTCATTTCTGCAATCATACATTTTTGTATTCTGTTGATTGTTCTTGCAAAACGAATATCTTGTAGTGATAAGTTTTTACCTTCTCCAACAACTTCTTCAAACCCTAAAAATGCTTTAGGTACTCTTAATGCGGTTAAAAGTTTTTTCTGAATATATTCAATATCCGCGATTTCTGCCAAGTTTTGAGCTCCAGGTAAAGTATCTATCGGAGAAGCTTGTGCTGGGTCACGAACAGGAATGAAATAGTCTTGGTCAACCGCCATTTGATTAAACCTTAAATCAACATTACCTGTTTTATCGTCAACAACTTGATTTCTTTTAAATTTATTAGCGACTCTTTGTACGTATGCCTCAACATCTTTATCATCCATATTACCAACAAAAACTTTAAATACTCTTCTTTCAGGAGCTCTTGAAGTTCTGTATATTAACATGGCATCTTCAGACAATAAAAGTTGTTTCCAAATACGTCTTGCTTTTTCTAACATAGATGTACCATAGGGAAGTTTTCTATCGTCACCTAATAATCTAAAGTGAGCAATTTCCCATGAATTAAATTCCATGTCTTTAATTTTCCATTTAAATCTTAACCCTTTATTTTCTGCGGGTTCATCAACATTTTGTCTTGTGGCTTGTGCAGGCATCCCCCTTTCCAACCTTTCAATTTCAATGTTAGGTAATTGCATACACCCAACAACTCCTTTTTCAGAATCTAATTTTAAATAAACAAAATTATCACCATATTTACATGTGTTTCTTGTCCACATAGGTAAATTGGTGTTAATATCTAAAACATTATTAAATAAATCGGCTAATATCCCTTTTATTCGTTTAGACTCTGAATAAATCTGTAACATATAACCGTTTTGGTCTACTGTAGTTGATTCCTCACCGTATATATCCAAGGCGGCTGAAATCTCAGGAGTATATTCCATAGATTCATAATCATAAAATGATGCCAATCTTGTTGGTTCATAATAAACCGCTTGAGTATATAAGTTACTTTCAATTTTAGTCCATTGATTGCCCAAATACATTGTTTGTTGGGCTTGTAACAATTCCCTTTCGTATTCTTGTTTTGAAGTTGTTTTTAAAAGGTCTTTCTTATCAAATTTAAATGTTGGGTAATCTTGATTTAATAAGGCGTTAGGTCCAAAAGCATGGGACAATCTTTGCCAAACAGTAAGATTATTATTGTTATTATTTTCCATATATTTAATTTAACCACAAATAGGAATAATATAAATAGTTATTGATTATTACCCTTACTATCACTACCTTTTTGTTGATTTATTTTATTATCACCGCCAGGTTTAACAGTGCTAATCCCTTGGCCTGGAACGTTTAATTTACTTCCATTAAATTTTTTACCCGACCTTTTTCTACTTATTAGACCCATAGTTTTGTTTTATTATAAATATTATCTACCACCAAATAACCAAGCGTGTTTCATATATTCTTCTTTCGGTATATGACCTGAATTAAATTGTGATATCCTTTCGTTGTAATGCGGTATAACAGGGTTAAAAGACATTTGTTGTGAGACATTTTCATTATTACTAACTGACCATGAATCTATCATGGCTTTAGCTTGTTCAGTAACTTTTGTTAATTTATTAAATGATGTTTCACCGACATAAGTGGCCATGGCAATTGACATAATTAAATCATCATGTCTACCTTTTTGATGGTCAGGCCTACCATTAATATACACAAACGAATCCATTTCATTATATAATCTATGACTATAAATTTTAAATTCATGTCTCATAGCCTCCTCGTAAGATGCGATTATCTGAACACGTTTATTATTAAAGTTAATTCCTGGTATTTTATCCGCCGCTTTTGGATTGTATTTCCAACTATTTGAGATATCTTCTCCATCAACGTATAAATTTTTATAACCTAATTCTTGTAATTTACGAGAAGTTGACACACCCATTCCACCCGTAATATCAATCACTATAAAAGTTGAATACATATTCGCCCATTTATAACATATTTCCGCCATTGTATCGGGAGGAAGCTTACCAACAAATTCGGCAACTTGTTCACGGGTATCAAAGTCAATTATTTGAAAACAACTAAAGTCTTCACTATCTCCTCGACTGACATCAACCCCCATTAT